CAAGCCTGCATAATGCAGGAGAATATCCGCAGAGGGCAGACAACGGTCTGGAAGATAAACAAAACGCAGGACAGAGAAGAAAAGCTCAAATACGCATTGCAGGCACTGGAGCTGATACTCTGCGACGAGGGACTTGCGAAACATAACGGAGTAAACTTACCTGAATATGCAGGCTGTGAATACTGCAATGGAGTGACAGAGTGGAGCGAAAAGCTTGGTGCAGACGGCAAGGAAGTCCGCTTTGAATTCTGTCCTGTTTGCGGAAGAATGATCGAGGAGGGATAGAGGTTGACAGCAGAAGAATATTTGAACAAGCTGGTGGATATAGACAAGCGTATATCGGCGATAAGGCGTGCCATAGAAAAATGCTATGCAAGGGCTGAGAGTACATCGCCGCAAAGCTCCGATATACCGCCCAGCTTTACAGGCGGCACGTCAAGAAAGATAGAAGACAGCGTTGTGATGATAGCGGACTATAAGACGGAGCTTGAAAAGCTTTGCAAAAGTTACGAACAGATGTCATACAATGTATTGTGTATCACGGACAGTATGCCTGACAGCAGACTTGCGGCGGTGATAATCAACAAATACATAAACGGAATGTCATGGGAACGAACAGCTGAGGCTCTTGACCGTGAGGTAAATTACACTCGCAAGGTGCTTGGTCCGAATGCGATAAAAATGTTCAAGAAATTTTATCAGACACCCGAAAAAGCCCTTGTATCACCCCTGTCAAGAGAGTATAATGATAATATGCCATAACGGCAAAAGTTTCTTTGCGGACCTCCATAAAAAAGTCCGACGGGGCGAAAGCTCCGTATGCAGGTCGAGAGCGTGCCAGCTCAACATCTGCTTCACCATTTACAAAACTCCTTAAAATATTTTCACAAGAGGCACTCCTATGGGGTGCCTTTTGCGTTGGAAAACAAAAAAAGGCGGTGCTGAATTGAATAATAAACAACGCTATGAAAATTTACAGCACGGCTTTTATGCTGGTGCAGGTAAATATGATATACCTCAGCTGACAGGCTCAAAGATTACAGATTTTCCTGAACTTATTGGCTTTAATTATGCAAAGACGACAAAGAACAGGCAGAATAAGGGAGTACATTTCTTTCTTGATGATTATCAATTTCTCAGGCTTTGGAACAATCCGACCGCCTATCTTGATATTCTCAAAGGTTTCAGATGTGTCCTTACTCCTGATTTTTCACTATATGCTGATTTTCCGACAGCAATGCAGATATACAATCATTACCGCAAGCATTGGCTCGGTGCGTTTTGGGAAGATAACGGAATTGAAGTTATTCCAACTATATGTTGGAGCGACGAAAAGTCATTTAAATGGTGTTTTGACGGAGAACCTAAGGGTGGCACGGTGGCAGTATCATCTATAGGAACACAGAATGACAATGCTGCAAAAGCCGCATTCATATCAGGTTATGAGGTTATGTGCGAAAAACTTAGACCGGAAACTATATTGTTTTACGGCAATGTTCCAGACGAATGCAAGGGGAATATTGTACACATAAAAGCGTTTCAGGATAAATGGAAAGGAGCCAGGATAAATGGGTGGTAGAGGAAGTTCGAGCGGAATAGGTGTTGCTAGTGGTACAACGTCAGAGCAACGAACAGTTATGAAACGTTTCGAAAATGTTGCTAAAAAAAATGGATATTCAAAACCTGTTTTTAAAAAGCAGGGTGACGGTTCTATCTCGTTTGAATACTCAAGAGCAACCACTGTTCAAAAAGTTCATGGCGGCAGAATGCAATCAGCAGATAAAAATGATATTTATCAAAGAACGAAGACTCATCACGGCACGATCGGTAAAGATGGACTCGTATTGCGAGGTAAGACAACAGCAAACGACAAGCTCATAAAGCTTGGAAAGAAATAACATAGCGGCTGCATTTTGCGGTCGCTTTTGCATTGAGAAGGTGACCTTATGCCTATACCAAGACCAGACCGAAGCGGTTCACATCAACAGCAGTTCCGTATCAACAAGAAGAAAATCTACGCTACCCAAACAGTTTGCGGCATCTGTGGAAAACCTGTTGATTTTTCCTTGAAGTATCCACACCCACTGTCAGCTTGCATAGATCATATCATACCCATAGCAAAAGGCGGTCACCCCTCAGCCCTTGAAAACCTGCAGCTTGCTCATTGGTGTTGCAATCGTCAGAAATCTGACAAATTGGTGGAAAAACAGGTGTTTGACCAAAAGGTAGAAGCCGTATCCAACCGTGTTTTACCGCAAACTTTTGATTGGAAGTCGATTTAAACACGAATTTCCACGAATTTTTTTGAGTATATGGGGGCATACCACCCCCTTTGAGGGGCAATTTCACGTTCACGCCTTCATTGTGTAAATATCTCGCAGAATTTTAAACAGGAGCAAAAATATGACAAACGAAATATACGGAATTGACTATCTGCGACGCAGACTTGCCGATAAACAAACACGAGTGCTATTGAGATATAAGTACTACGAAATGAAAAATAACGCACAGGACTTTTCGAGCCTTGCTCCCGAAAAATTCAAGGGGCTAAAGGAAACTGTTGGCTGGTGTGCGAAAGCAGTCGATAGCCTTGCTGACCGCTTGCAGTTCGATGAATTTCAAAATGATGAATTTGATCTGAGCGAAATATTCTTGTCAAACAATCAGGATATACTTATTGACTCTGCGGTGCTTTCGGCTCTTATCTCAGCGTGTTCTTTCGTCTATATCCGAGAAGATAACGGCTATCCTCGCCTGCAGGTAATTGACGGCTCAAATGCCACCGGTATCATTGACCCTGTGACAAATCTGCTTACCGAGGGCTATGCAGTGCTTGAGCGTGACAGCATGGGTGTTGTAAAGACAGAGGCTTATTTCATGGCAGGCATGACGGAAATATACTCCCATGGCGTGCTTGTTCAGCGTATACCAAACGCTGCACCATATGCACTGCTCGTGCCGATAATATATCGTCCTGACGCAAAGCGTCCGTTCGGTCACAGCCGTATTTCAAGAGCCTGCATTGCCTATACACAGACAGCTCTCAGAACTATAAAACGCTCTGAGGTGTCGGCTGAATTTTACAGCTTCCCTCAAAAATATGTGCTTGGATTATCTGAGGACGCAGAGTTCAATAACCGGCTTGCTACGATATCCTCTTTTCTAAATTTCACGAAAGACGGCGACGGCGATCACCCCATTGTAGGACAGTTTCAACAGCAATCAATGACGCCATATACTGAACAGCTGAGAACACTTGCAAGCCTGTTCGCAGGAGAAACAGGACTGACCCTTGATGACTTGGGCTTTGCCACCGAAAACCCCTCCAGCGCAGAGGCTATCAAGGCAGGTCATGAAAACCTACGATTAACGGCACGCAAGGCGCAGAGGACGTTCGGAACAGGTCTGCTCAATGTGGGCTATCTTGCCGTTTGTATCCGTGACAGATACGCATATCAAAGAGATGCGTTCAGAGATACAAAAGTCGCATGGCTGCCTATCTTCGAGCCTGACGCTGCGGCACTCTCGGGTGTGGGCGACGCTATCTTGAAGATAAACCAGGCTGTGCCTGACTATCTTGGTGCAAGAAACATAAAGGCTCTCACAGGTATGGAGAGTGACGGCAAATGAGCGCACTTTCAGACAAAATAAAAAGCGAACTTGTCAAGCTTTCAAAAAGCGACAAACATTTGCAGAGCATTATAAAAAGGCTTGAAAGCGGTAACGCAAATCTTAGTGATGTTGATGACTTCGCACAGGCAACAGGAGCTGTGCTGAAAAAAGTCTTTGAGAAAAGCATAAGCGAAAGTCCAAAGGCTTTTACAGATGAACAGCTTATTGCTGAGATACTCGGTGATATATTCGGTGATAATTACGAACTTATAAACTCTGTGGCTGAGAATATCCAAAAACAGCTTGATAAGGCGGCAGGCATAGGCATAAAGCCGCAAAGAGCAGATTTTCCCTCTGAGAGGATAGAAAATCTTGCAAAAGTGACGGCTCAAAAGGAACTTACCGACAAGACGTCGCTCAGCGAGTTCACTGCGTCAGTTGAGAACATAAACGGCTCGATTTTTACCGATTATGTCAAAACAAATGCTGATTTTCGCAGTAAAGCAGGACTTAGGGTGTACGTTATCCGCTCAGACCACAGCAAATGCTGTGCGTGGTGTTCAAAGCTTGCAGGAAAGTACGTCTATCCTGATGTTCCAAAGGACGTGTGGCGGCGGCATAAGCGCTGCACCTGTGAGATAACCTACGTCAATGAAAAGGCAGGCACATATGACCAAATAAGCTACTCAGACGTTCAAAACGGCAAAGAGATCGAAACACGCAAGCAGGTCACAAGGCTCACACCTGAGCAGGCAAGAGCTAAGGAAAAAGAAGTGCTTAGCAGGATTGACAAATCGAAAAAAAGTGGTATAATGAAATTAGGAAGAAACCTTGAACGAAAAGAGCAAAACATAGGTGCGTTCTCAACGTTGACAGTGCCAATGCAGAAAAGAGAAATTCTGAACATATGTAGAAAATATTCTATTGATACTAGCGGAATAACCTTTAAGATTCAGCGTTCTGAAAAACTCCTTGCACTCCCTTTTTATGGCTCAACAGACTATAATAACATAGGAAGAATAGACTTGTTCCCAAGTGCATTTTCTTCTGAAGAGGAATTAGTAAAAACCATATTGCATGAAAAGTGCCACGTTTTACAGCTAAAGAAACATGGCAAAGCATATGCTCAGCAAAACTTAGATTTAATGGAAAAACAAGCTTATAGGTTTGAACGATTATTTTATAGCTTGGTTACAAAGAGGTGATAGTATGAAATGGCTTGACAATCTAGCGAGTATAAAGCAGCTCCATAAGGCAGGCAAATGCCCATATTGCGGACAAGAAAATACAGATTACAGATTGCTTGAAATAAGCAGTGGTAAAGGATATGGAGATGTTTGGTGCAATGACTGTAAAAAAGCTTTTCATATTTCTCGTATAGAAGTATCAGAGACAGACATTCGAGAAAAGCAGTTACCTCCTGAACTCAAATATTAGTTAATAACCGCTCCGCTACGGCGAGGCGGTATTTTTATACCCAAAATCAGAAAGGACGGATATTATGGACGAAAAAGCAATAGAAATTGTGAAAGATTACATTGGAGAACATCTTGATAAATCAGATATAAAGCCTGATTTTGAAGTTTATACAGTATGGAAATGCAAGGCATTGCAGAACTGGAAATACTTGCTTTCAAGTACTCTCTTTGACGGTATGTATTACGAGTTGACATATAACGGTGATAAGAAAGAATGGTATCTTGATGCATACAAGAAATTTGAGAACAAGGTCATTAGAGGATAATAGTTGTTCAAACATCGGAACTAAGTACCTTAACGGGTGCTTTTTTCATACCCAAAAGGAGGTAATTCCCTATTGAGGATAAGAGAGTCGGCAGGCAGACCCCCACCACAGCCCTTGTCCTGCCTTATGAGCAGACTAAGGGCAACGAGGCTGTAGAGTTATATAACAGCACAGGCAGAACTGCTCAGGAATGGCAGGAAATACAGCTATATGACATAATGGCGACCAATGACGAGGGATTGTGGACGCATATGAAATACGGCTACAGCGTGCCAAGACGTAACGGAAAATCTGAAATACTTATAATGCGTGCTCTCTGGGGACTTATCCACGGAGAGCGTGTTCTTTATACGGCACACAGAACGACCACCTCTCACAACGCATGGGAAAAGGTCATTGAACGTCTTGCAAAGGCAGGATATACCGAAAAAGAGGATTTCAAGAGCACAAAACAGTTTGGCCTTGAACGTATCGAGTGGCTCAAAGATAATGACGGAGGTCTTATCAACTTCCGTACACGTTCATCAAAAGGCGGACTTGGTGAGGGCTATGACCTGCTCATTATAGACGAGGCTCAGGAGTACACGGCTGACCAAGAAAGTGCATTGAAATACGTTGTTACCGATTCTGCAAACCCTCAGACACTGATGTGCGGCACTCCTCCTACTGCGGTATCATCTGGAACTGTGTTCTATCAGTACCGCCGTGACACTCTGAGTGGAACTAACGTTGACAGCGGCTGGGCGGAGTGGAGCATACCTGAAATGGCTGACGCACATGACCCTGAACTTTGGTATGAAACAAATCCCTCACTCGGTACGATACTGACCGAGCGTAAGATACGTTCAGAGCTTGGCAAAGACCAGACAGACGATAATATTCAGCGTTTAGGTCTGTGGTTAAGATACAATCAGAAGTCCGCTATAAGCCGGGAGGAATGGCATAACTATCAGCTTGATACAGCACCAAAACTTTCAGGCACGCCTGAACTGTTCTTCGGTGTTAAGTATGCAAGATATACGGCAAATGTTTCTCTTGCAGTTGCTGTTAAAACTTCTGACGGCAAAATATTCGTTGAAGCTATCGACTGCCGCCCTGTGCGAGAGGGGAACGGCTGGATAATCTCATATCTCAGAAATCCTCACGCAAGGCAAGTGACCATAGACGGTGCAAACGGACAGGCTGTGCTTGAAAGTGATATGAAAGACGCAGGAGTTAAGTGCAAGGCTGTGCTGCCAAAGGTTGCTGAGGTGGTGCAGGCGTCAGCTCAGTTTGAGCAAAGTCTGTTTGCTGATAAGATATGCCACGCAGAACAACCTGCACTTGAGCAGGCTGTTTCAAATTGCGAACACAGAGCCATAGGCTCAGGCGGAGGTTTTGGTTACAGCTCTATTATGGAGGGTGCTGACATTTCGCTGTTAGAGTCGGTGGTGCTTGCACATTGGAGCTGTGCGAACGCTAAAGAAAAGAAAAAGCAAAAGATAAGCTACTGATATTTGAAAGGAATGATATTATGGCAGAAGAATTTGAACCTGTCACGACGCAGGAACAGCTTGACAAGATAGTAAATGCAAAGCTGGAGGAAAACACAAACGCTGTCACAAAGCAGTTTGAGGGATATGTTTCCCCTGCTGATATGGCAGAAAAGGTCAAGGGCTATGAAACCACTATAGCAGACCTTACGGCAAAGGGCAAGGCGGCTGAACAGAGCCTTTGCAAACTGAGAGCCGCACAGGAGTACGGACTTCCTGCGGAGCTTTCGGACAGGCTCAGCGGCGAGGACGAAAAGTCTATAAGAGCCGATGCAGAAAAGATGTCAAAATACTTTAAGACATCACACAATGCCCCTGATTTCAGAGCAGAGGGCGACCCAAGCAAAAACAGTGCGGAAAACGCACTTAGAAAAACACTTGAAAAGCTGAAAGGAGAATAATCATGGCAGAAACAATTAAGAGAGGCACACTTCTTGAGCCTGAAACAGTAACAAGCATTTTTTCAACAGTAAAGGGTCATTCCACCCTTGCAAAGCTCAGCAGAAGAGATCCTGTGTCCTTTAACGGCAATGACTATTTCGTTTTCTCTATGGACGATGAGGCGGACGTTATCGGTGAAAGCGAGGCTAAATCCGCAGGCAGTGCTAAACTCGGCAAGGTGACGATGCGTCCGCTGAAGATAGAATACGGCGCACGCTTCAGTGACGAGTTCATCTATGGAACAGACGAGAAAAAGCTTGAGGTCATGAAAGCATTTGCAGAGGGTGCAGCGATCAAGTTTGCTCGTGCTATCGACATTCTTGGCTTTCACGGAATCAATCCAAGAAAGAAAACTGTTGTCGCTGCTTTGGATAATAACTATATCGACAAGGCGGTAGCTGACAATAGTGCAAAGGTCGATTTTGACAGCACAGACCCTGAGGGCAATCTAGAAGACGCTATTGCTCTGCTTGGCGACTACGAGGCAACAGGCTTTGCACTTTCAAAGGACTTTGCCTCTGCACTTGCAAAGCTCAAGGTCAACGGCGTAAAGCAGTATCCTGAGTTTGGTCTTGGTGCAAATCCAGGCAATCTCAACGGCACAGCTTGTGACGTCAACTCCACTGTAAACTTCAATAAGGGTACAGACAGAGCTATCGTCGGCGACTTTGCGAGAGCCTTTAAGTGGGGCTATGCTAAGGAACTTCCTTTGGAGGTCATTCCATATGGCGACCCTGATAACTCAGGCAGAGATCTGAAAGGTCACAATGAGGTGTATCTCAGAACAGAGGCTTATATCGGCTTTGCTATCCTTGACCCTAAGGCGTTTGCAGCCGTTCAGGCCGTTCAGGCAACAGAATGAGCAACGTTTATGCCACTATCGACGACATAGCAGTATACGGACGAAAGCTCACATCACAGGAGCAGCAGGCGGCAGATAGTCTTATCGAGACCGCCTGCGCAAAGCTCCGTGTTATAGGCAAGCGTTACGGCGTTGATGTCAATACCCTTGTGACAAGTGATGAAGACTATGCGTTGACAGTAAAGGCGATAATCTCAAAGGCTGTTGTGAGAAGTCTTGACTGTTCGGCTGATAATGCACCACCTGCTATGCAGACATCTCAGGCAGCTATGGGCTATTCGGTGTCAATGACTTATCTCAATTCAGGACAATCTTTATATTTTCTCAAAAACGAGTTGAAAGAGCTTGGTATCATTCGTCAGAGGTGGGGAGCTATGGAGGTATATGACTATGAGAACAATGATAAAGGGAATTTCGGTGAAGCTTAAAGTGCAGACGCAGACAGGCGTTGACGGCTTTGGCAGACCAACTTATGAGGATAGCTGGGAGCTTGTTGACAATGTTCTTGTAGGCGAGCCGTCCGCAGAGGACGTTGTGAACGAGATCAACCTATCAGGCAAACGCATAGCTTATGTGCTTGCTATCCCGAAAGGCGACACGCACATATGGGAGAATACAGAAGTCGAGTTCTGGGGAATGACGTTCAAAACTGTGGGTATCCCTACGCAGGGCATTGACGATAATATCCCCTTAAAGTGGAACAAGAAAGTAAAGGTGGAGCGCTATGAGTAAAGTTAAGATAGAGCTTGACCACAACGGCATTGCGGCTTTTCTTTGCTCTGAGCCTGTTGAAAGCATGGTCAAAGGCTATGCCGACAGAGCCGTTCAGAGGCTCGGCACGGGGCATAAAGCGTATACTATCACATGGACAAGGTACCCGAAAATGCGCCGTAAGGTCGCTATCGTCAAGGCTAAAACCAAGAAGGCTCAGCGTGCTAATCTTAGAGATAACACACTTTTAAAGGCGGTGCTTGGCAAGTGATAGAGAAGATAATTCTTGACTGGCTGGGAGCAAAGCTTAACGTTTCGGCTTATCTTGAAGAACCTAAAAACCCACCAAAAGAGTATGTGCTTATCGACAAGCTAGGCTCGGCAGAGAATGATTTTATCACATCTGCCACCATAGCCGTTCAGAGCTACTCAGCGAGCCTATACGGGGCGGCAGAACTTAACGCAAAAGTTAAAAAGGCTATGTCTGAAAGCGTGTCACAGGGCGATATATGCCGCTGTGTATGCACATCAGACTACAACTACACAGACACAGAAACAAAGCGATACCGCTATCAGGCGGTATTTGATATAACCTACTACGAGGAGTGATAATACTATGGCAAACAACAAAGATAACGTATCAACAGGCAAGCCAAAGGTAGGCGGAGCGGTTTTCACAGCGGCCACAGGCTCAACCCTGCCGACAGATGCAACAACAGCACTTGACGAAGCGTTCAAGAGCTTGGGCTACTGTTCAGAGGACGGCGTTACAAACAGTTCGGGCATTTCTACTGAAAACATCAAAGCCTGGGGCGGAGATATCGTTGACACACCACAGACAGAAAAAACGGACACTTTCAAGGTAAAGCTGATAGAATGTACCAATGTAGATGTGCTGAAAACTGTCTACAATGACAGCAATGTTTCAGGCGACCTTGACACGGGTCTGACGATCAAAGTCAACAGCGCAGAGCATGAAAATCAGGCGTTTGTATTCGATATGATACTGAAAAACAACATACTGAAAAGAGTGGTCGTTCCGTTCGGCAAGGTGACGGAGATATCTGACATCACCTACAAGGACAACGAGGCTATCGGCTATGAGCTGACTATCACAGCCACACCTGATGAAAACGGCAACACGCACTATGAGTACATGAAAAAGGGGGAATAACCTATGCTGACAGGTAAGACAGAAAGCGGTTTTGAGTTTGAAATAGAGGAGAAGACCCTTGACGACTATGAGTTTATCGAAGCTGTCGGCAAGTGCGAGCAGGGTGACCCCCTTGCATATGTCAAGGTAGTTGACGCCGCTCTTGGAAGCAAGAAAGAAAAAGCTTTTGAGAAGATAAGAGAAAAGTGCGGCTATGTATCGGCTAAAGAGATAACAAAGCTTATCGTGGAGATCTTCCAGACGCCTAAGACAAAAAACTCCTAGTCCTTGCCGCTGTCATGGAGCGCTATCCTGATGAGCTTGATTGCGATATGGCGCAGTATTATCACATATACGACTTTAAGTCGCTGCCTGCACGAAAGGTGGCGACTTTTCTGTGTGGTCTTGACAGTTCATCACGGGTCAAGCGCAAGCTCAATGATGTTGGCGGTTCGTTCTCTGAAATACTGCTTGCACTGATATTTGACCGCCTGCAATGGATATGCTGGTCGCAGACAAAGGACGGCCAAAAAGGTGTGAACAGACCGCAGTCAATAGCTGAAAAGCTTATAGGCAAAAACGAGAGCGACAGCGAGATAACAGCGTTCCAAAGCGGCGAGGATTACGAGAAAGCAAGAAGAAAAATCTTAGGAAAGGAGGACTAACATGGCAGAAGGAAACGGCACACAGCTGGGCAAAGCATATGTGCAGATAGTTCCGTCTATGCAAGGGCTTGCATCAGAACTGCGAAGAGCGTTCGGGGATAGTATGCCCGATGGTCACAAGTTTGGAAGCTCTCTTGGCGGCAAGGTCGTTTCAGGTTTTGGAAGCACTATCAAAAAGGGCTTTGCACTTGCCGCAAAAGCTGGTATAGCAACTATATCGGCAGCAAGCGCAGGCATAGGCGCTATAGTCAAAAGCTCTGCGAGCGCATATGCGGACTATGAGCAGAACATAGGCGGTATAGAAACGCTATTCAAGGACAACGCTGATACTATCGTAAAGTACGCCAGTGAGGCATACAAGACCGCAGGAATATCGGCTAATGACTATATGCAGAATGTCACAAGTTTTTCTGCTTCACTTCTGCAAGGCTTGGGCGGTAATACTGCACAAGCGGCTGAGATAGCCAATGAAGCAATGGTGGATATGTCGGACAACGCCAACAAAATGGGTACTGACATATCAGCTATTCAAAACGCATATCAGGGCTTTGCAAAGCAGAACTATACCATGCTCGATAACTTAAAGCTGGGCTATGGCGGTACACAGGCGGAAATGGCAAGGCTCATCAACGATTCAGGCGTGCTTGGGGATTCGATAAAGGTCGATGAAAAAACCGTCAACAGCGTGTCATTTGACAAAATGATAGAGGCTATCCACAAGGTACAGACCGACCTTGACATCACCGGTACAACTTCCAAAGAAGCGGCAACAACAGTTTCCGGTTCTCTTGGTTCTGTGAAAGCAGCATGGGCAAACCTTATGGCAGGAATGGGCGACAAAAACGCTGACCTGAAAAATCTTATCAAGGAAATGGTAAGTACAGTAAAGACCTTTGCAAAGAATATTATGCCTGTCATAAAGCAGGCTCTTTCAGGGGTCACAACGCTCATAAGTGAGCTTGCACCTGACATAGCGGCCGAGCTTCCGCAGCTTGTGAGCGACCTGCTTCCACAGCTTATAGAAGCAGAAACACAGATATTTCAGGCTCTCGTAAAAGGCATTTCTGACAACATCGGCACGATAACGCAGGCGGCCATAACAGCCATTACAACTATTGCAACAGCACTTATTCAGAACACAGGTCCTCTTGTGCAGTCGTTGGCAACTATCATAACCACTATAGCACAGGCTTTGCCGACCATTTTACCAGACCTTATCAATGCTATTGTTGAGCAGATACCTACAGTTATACAAGCTGTTATAGATTGTATGCCTGCAATAATTGACGGCACGATACAGATAGTGACCGCTATTGCAGAAGCACTTGTGGATAACATAGACCTTATTATAGACGGCGCAGTGCAGATAATAGATGCACTTGCAATGTCGCTTTCCGACAGTGATACGGCGGCAAAGCTTGCTCAATCGGCACTTGAAATCATCGGCACGCTTACAATGGAACTCCTGAAAAATCTCCCTGACATCCTTGCCGACGGCATACTTATAGCGGTCGAGCTCATCAAGGGCATTGCACAAGGTATGGTGGACTACTTCGCACCTGTTTCAGACGCTTTGTCTGATATGCTTATCGACCTTACAGACTGGTTTTCACGAAAGTGGAACGACTTCAAGGAGTGGGGTTCAGATATGATACAGGCGTTTATAGGCGGCATAAAAGAGAAGTGGCAGAGCCTTAAAGATACTGTATGTGACGTAGCTTCAAGCGTTAAGGACTTTCTCGGCTTTTCTGAACCTGACAAGGGCCCTCTTTCAAACTTCCACACTTTTGCACCTGATATGATGGACTTGTTTGCAAAAGGCATAGCAGACAACGAGGACACTATCACAATGCAGTTCAACAGGTCACTGCAGCTGCTTATGGATACGGATATCATACCGCCAAGCTTTTTGGCACTCCCCGAAAAGAGCGTGAATAACGGCGGTAATGATACAATGAACAAGATCATCGCCCTCTTAGAGACCTACTTCCCACAGCTTGCACAGCAAGGAAACATTTATCTTGACGGTGACAAGCTCACGTCAAAGGTGGACGGAAAACTAGGTGAGAGGGTCACAAGCAACGAAAGGAGGCTTGCAAGTGTCTAGTGAATATATAGAATTTGGTGGTAAGAAGTCCACCGATTTCTATTTGGTTATCCAAAAGGACGGCGTTCAAATAGCTCAGCCGGAGGAAAACAGAATAGAAGCCACTTTGCCATTTATGAACGGCTTTTATGACTTCTCGAAAATGGCAGGTGAAAGGACGTACAAACAGCGTGATATCACGATAAAATTCAGCCTTTCTGCAAAAGATGAAAACGAACTTTATCGCAGAAAATGTGATGTTGTCCGCTGGCTCAGCGGAGCAAAGGGTGAGCTGAGGATAAGCTTTCTGACAGACTATCACTTTGTGGGGGCAACAGCTGTGTTTGATACCTCTGCATTTGAGTTCACTTCACGGCGCACCGCTGATCTGACAGTGAACTTCAAGACGTATCCTTTTCTACGTTCCGACGATTACTCAGATATTGGTTTTGACGACTTCAACTTTGAGACCGATTATCTGAATTTGACGGATATATCGCTGACAGCGGTCAAGCAGACACGATACGCACCTCCTGCGACCCTGAAAGTCTATTCATATGCTGATAGACCCATACGCCCACGCCTTTCTTATAAGCGCTCAGAGGATGATGCAAAGAGTGTGGGCTTCACCTATTTTGCGCTCAATGACAAAGAGATAAGTGCAAACGTATACCGCAACACAGAGAAAGAATTTGACCTTGACGAGCTGACTTTACAGCCTGGTGTGAATACTCTTGCGGCTTATGGCTTCGGCACACTCACGCTCAAACTTTACGAGGAGGCACTCTGATGTTCATAGTAACGATAACAAACGGAGCTGAAAACACTATCATACACAGCGACGGCACAGACCGCATATCAGGCGGCAAGGTTGCAAAGTCTATCAACGCTGTGGATAGTTTCAGTTTTACCATATATCCGAACAATGCAGGCTATAACTTCTTGAAGCCGCTTACAACGGCTGTCAAGGTCTATGATGAAAACATTGGCAAGGACATTTTTATAGGCAGGGTCTTGAAGTGCCCTGATAGCATGGACGAGAGAGGTCTGATATGCCGCAAAGTCACCTGCGAGGGACGTTTAGGCTGGCTATATGACAGCGTTCAGCCATATATTGAATACAAAATGGTAGGTATATCAACAGTGCTTTCTTCGTTCCTCTCCAAACACAATGCACAGGTGGGTGCAGATAAGCGTATAGAGCTGGGACAGGTCACTGTTACGGCAAGCAACAATTACACATATACTGCAAATTGGGACAAGACAATGGACGTCATTGCCGACAAGCTTATAGGAAAATTCGGTGGTGAGATACAGCTTCGTGATAAAGACGGAAAGGTGTATATAGACTATCTGGAACATATCGGACACGGCACAGACACCACCATAGAGCTTGCGGTCAACCTTAAAACCATATCACGAGAAGTCGATGAAACGGCGGTCATAACACGTCTTTACCCTCTCGGCGCAAAGCTTACAGACAGCGAAAAGCGGTTGACCATCGGCACTGTGAATGGCGGCAAGGACTACATAGAAGACAGTTCTTTGGTCGCAAAGTACGGCATTATAAGCGGTACGCAGATATGGGACGGTGTGACACTTGCAAGCAATCTTCTTAGCAAGGGTAAGGAGTATCTTAAATCTGTTAATCGTGCGAAAGTGCAGTATCAAATAACAGCACTCGACCTCTCGAGAATAGACAAGCACATTGAGCAGTTTGAACTCGGCTGTTGGTACAGAGTAAAAAATAGCCTTATGGGCATAGACGAGGATTTGCGCATTGTGGGCATATCCATAGACCTTGACAATCCGCAGGCTTCACAGTTGACCTTCGGCGACCGATTTGAAACCCTTTCGGGCTTTATGACAGCGAAAACACAAAGCCTGCAATCTGCTATAGATAACTCAGAGTTTAGGAACAGAAAGGTCATAGACAGCAAGATAGAAAATGCCACAAAACTGATTACAGGTGCAGAGGGCGGTCACGTTATACTCGACCCGTCTGAGAAGCCTCAGCGCATTCTGATCATGGACACGGCTGATATAAACACCTGTAAATCCTGCATTCAGCTGAATTATAAAGGTTTAGGATTTTGGACGCCTGAATTGGCAAAAAAGGCTGGGCAAGCCGACGGTGGTTCTGCAAAAGACGGACCATATACGAATGCGTGGACTATCGACGGAAATTTGGTGGCTAGTTTTATAACCGCCCTGACCCTGACAGGTTTGAAGATAAATAACGGCTCAGGCACCTTTTCGGTATCTGAGGACGGAACAGTTGTTGCCAATAGACTGTCGTCAAAATCAGCAGATATAACAGGTGGAACTATCAATCTACAGACATCTGGTGAAACTACCAGTGCCATTCAGCTGTCACATAACGAATGGACAGTTAGAATTAGTCCATTGGAAATACGCATTGACAACGCAAGCATAAGTGGTCACGTTGTCATACAGGCAGGTGCGGTATTCGGATATAATGGCGAAAGACAGACGTTTACGCTAAGTACGGAAAACGGAAGTTTAACTCTTTATGATGAGAACAGCAAGCCTGCTATATTTTGTCATGGAAAAACAGGCGACATTTACTGCAAGAGAATCTCGACAGAAAATCACACACTGAATTAAAAAAGGGGGCAAATTTATGGCAAACATAGACCTTACATCTTTTATCGAAACTGTCCGAAACGCATTTTACGGCCGTGACGTTCGTCAGGCGCTGGTTGACGCACTGACGGCAACAGAACAGGCAGTAAATGACCTAAACCAGAATAAAATAAAAAGCGGCACGATTGAATACACACTGAAAAAGGCAGCTTCAATCGTGCGAATACCGCTGAATTTGGATTTTACGCCAAAGCAGATATGCGTGTCACTGAGGGATATCGGCACGCCTAGTCCATTTCAGAACTATTGCACCCATGTGCAGGTATACAATGGCGCATATTTCGCAGTAATCTGCATGGGTCCTAGCAATGACGCAGTGATTGTCAACGTGCCTGCAGGAACGTATAGCATTGACTACATAGCAATCGTATAAGGGGGGGCGCAGAAATGGTAATCAGATTGGACGAAAATTACAACGCAATGATATCAACAGCCCTACTGGGCTACGTCGGTGAAACAAATGCACGCCCTGTGTCTGTCGAGGGCATGGAGATAGACGGAGCAGACCGCTATGTGCTGACGATAGACTACGGTGACGGCACTGTCTATGAGGTCGATATCACAGGCGGCACATGGACGCCAACCGCAGATATCTTGCGTTCAGCGCAGACAATATCGTGTCAGATAGCGGCGAAAAAAATGTCAGGCGATGAATATGTGCTGGTGAAGAAGTCACGCATATTCCGCCTGAGAATAGGTGCGGCTATCGGTGATACGGCTATCCCGTCACCTGATGTGGCGGTGGACGCACTAGACCGCATAGACGCCATAGGCAGACAGGCGCACGCAGATATGCAGACAGCCGTCACCGCTGCAGAAACGGCGACTACAGCGGCTGAAAACGCAAAAAAATCTGCCACAGCTGCAGAGAAATCCGCCGATACGGCAACGCAGGCAGCAAGCCGAGCTGAGACCGCACAGGCATCTGCAGAAACGTCCGCTGCGCAGGCTGAAACGGCTAGACAGGGCGCAGAAACTGCCGCACAGACAGCTCTGGAAAATGCAGACTCCGTTAATCAGCTAAAGGAAGATTTAACTGATTTAAAAACCAACCAGCCTAATTTGTTTTGGAAGACCGGATCTAATTTGCTGGATGAAACACTCCTTGTGGACGGTTCAAGACTTGGGAGTAATGGTAATATCATGAACGACTTCCCAGCTGGATGTGCTACAGTAAATTATATTGATATTTCTTCTCTTGCAGAAAAATATGTAAGTGCATATACTATTGTGAATGGAAAAGCAATGAGGTGTTTCTACAGAATTTCGTTTTATGCGTCTGAATCTAATAGTGGACATCTTAAAACATATTCGGCAGCTGGTGTTGCCGATATGTCACAATCGGTTGTAGAAATTCCCAAAGGTGCAAAATTCATTAGAGTATCTTACAACTATACATCATCTACAGGCGGTAAATTCATGTTGATAAGTGGCGAATCAGACATGAAACCTATCCCTTACGAAAAATATCATTTAAAAATATCAATAGTTCCTGAAAATTTGAATGATATCCTTAACAATTACAATGATATTCTTAACAAATACACTTTTGGAACATATCCACATCACGAGGATAATGCAGTTTTAACCATAAGCAAACTTAGGAATTCTTTCACATTCAATCAAAACGATTTTACGTTTGTGAAAGATGAATTGTGGCTCGCTAAATGCAATACTACCGATTTCTCCAATGGTACAGGAGTTTTTCGGTATAAGTGGGACGGTGAACAGTTTGTTCACATTGGAACAATCAACTGTGATTTTGGGCATTGGAATGTTGTTGACTATTGCGAAGCAAACGACTGTTTGATTTTCGGAAACGGAGCAAATGATTTTGAAACGGAGGGCAATTATTTTGTTGTTATTCCTCACCCATTAGAACTTGGAAATACTGCACTTATAGCCGATGTCGGTATCAAATACAATGTGAATATTGGCTATAAGGTGCAGGCTTTGTGGGGCGATTCCAATCTTGGGGAAAATAACATCGCCGTTCTTTTGTCCAATGATTTGAGAACAATAATTAAAGTGTTGTTGAAACGAGACTCAAGTGGAAATTTTAATGGAGAGTTTATTGAGTTAGAACGGAAAGAAAATCTTTCTGCGTTTGGCATTCAGGGAGCTGACATTTGGAATAACACGTTGTATGTTGGCGGAGCTGAAAGTTTTGGAATGTATACTATAAACAAAGTGTCGCTTTCCGATTATTCGTCAGTTAAAAACAGTGTGAAATATTATAAAAATGACGGAACTCCTTATCTCGGTGTGGTGCAAGGAATGTATGTTGGTGGAGATTATGTTTGGGTTTTTGTCAATACCGATGCCCCCCAGACAGGTAAATGTTGTTTTCTGACTAAGTATCGACGATAATCAGCTAAAGAAGGCTATAATAAACTAATGTTACTCTTGTCGGCAAGTGGATCACGGCTGAGGAGTATACAACAATCACGGGACAAACATACGAAAGAGAGGAACAGTAATGAAAGAAAACACAGCAAAAATCATCATATCAGCGATAGCCGCAGGGCTGTCAGCGTATTTCCGTGTTATGGCGATACCTATAGTCATTCTGGTGCTTGTGATGATCATTGACTACATTACAGGTATGTGGAAAGCATGGAACAGGGGCGAGCTGTCAAGCCGTGTCGGTCTTAAAGGGCTTTTCAAAAAGGTCGGCTACATATTTGTGGTGGCGGTGTCGGGCGTGCTTGATTGGCTCTTTATCTCAGGACTTTCACAGATAGGCATTGAAGTAAACGTCAGCTTTTACTTCGGTCTTATCGTGACGGTATGGTTTATCATCAACGAGTGCATTTCAATCTTGGAAAATCTTGCGGTGATAGGTATACCACTGCCGTCATTCTTGGTGAAGATAGTACACAAGCTTAAAATCACAGTTGAAAACAAAGTGGATACAAACGAAAGCGAGGAATAGAAAATGACATATGATGAGTTTATCAAGAAGCACAATGGTGTAGCTGTTAACTATGACGGCGCAGCAGGCAAACAGTGTGTAGACCTTGCAACGGCATATTTCAACGAGGTCTTCGGATCAGGTATCAAGAATTTCTGGTATGACGCTCACCATTTTTGGGATTTATTCGATAAGAACACTTGGCTGAAAGCAAATTTCACAAAGGTAAAGAACACGCCAAGTTTCGTGCCGAAAAAGGGCGATGTAGCGATATGGTCAGGCACGTTGAATGGCGGCTGGGGTCACATAGCAATCTGCACGGGTGAGGGCAACACGAATTATTTTTATTCGTATGACCAGAACTGGAGCGGAAAAGCCTGCACTAAGGTCAAGCATACTTATGACCATATTGCAGGCTTCCTGAGACCAAAGAAACAGAGTAAGATAAGTGTGAAAGTGCTTGACAAGACAGGCTACAAGCAGGGCAACAAAACAAACGGTGTGCTTGCGCTCAAGGAACTGCTGCTTATTGCAAAGGCGGTCAAGCTTCACAACGTAGGTATGGATAAGAATGGTACATACGGAAAAGGTACTGCAAAGGCAGTTAATACCTTGCTGAAAAAGTGGGGATATTATGAGAACGGTATCGCAGGTGTGAACTTCATCAAACGGCTTGGCGATGAGATTACAAAGAAGATAAAGTAGGTAGAATTTCAGCCGTCTCGGACTTTTATGGGTCTGAGGCGGCTGATTTTGCGTACACGAATTATACACGATAAAGCTGAATTGTAAATATATGCTTGTGAAATGCGGAACAAATGAAACGGCTTAAATGACGTAAATGCGTGGTTTACAAGCAACTTTATAAAGCAATAAAAAGTGGTGTGAAGTGGTATATTTAATCTATCCATATATACCGCCTCTATTCTTTATTTTTCTTATCCTCTCTCATCTGACGTGCGATCTGAGCGTAATGCTTCACGTCCTCAAGCACATCGTCGTCAACGTCGGCTGTTCCCCATAGGGCGAACTTGATGTTATCGTCCATATCTGAGCTTTGCGGCTCAGCTTCATTGCCTGTCATAAGATAGTCTGTTGAAACATCAAAAAGCTTCGCTATCTTTGAAATAGCCTCAGAAGAAAGAGTTTTGCTTCTACCTTGCTTTAAGTCTGTAATAGAACCTCTGCTCACCATAGCTTCTTTACACATTGCAGTTATTGAAATTTTATGTTCCTTGCACAGATTTTCAATCCTTATGTACAATTCTGACATAGTTACACCTCAATTTTTGTGCAACCGTACAATCTTACGATTTAGCTATTGACATTTACGGAGAAATGTAATATAATACAAACATAGACAGTACGGAATAACGTAATAAATTATCTTACAACTTCTTTGCACATTACTGTTACATTTATATTTCTCTTTTTGCACAAGCTTTCAATTCTATTGTACAATTCTGACATAGTTACACCTCATAATTTGTGTAATATAACAAAATTACGCAAAAGAGTAATTTTCACTTGACAATTACGCAAAAGTGTAATATAATACAGTCAAGGCAATACGCAAGAGCGTAATATTTGTATCTGGTAAATATATTATATTACATTTAAACGTAACTGTCAATATGTAAAACACATATTAGTGTGAATATTATGCAAAGGTGGTGTTAATTATTAGTGAACGCAAAAGACCGCTGACTGAGTACGGCGTGGAAGTCAAGATACGTCTTGTTAAACTCAACAAGACACAGAAGTGGCTCATTGAGGAAGTCAAGAAGCTTCTTCCTGAAACTTATCTCGACACATCTAATCTGTATAAGATAATGACAGGCGAGATAAAGTCTACCAAGATAGAAACGGCTATCAATGAAGTCCTTGACATTAATTATACTCAGAACGCTGAAAATGTCAACAGCTAACAGTCCGATTGAACGGACAGAAAATGAGAGGTGAACTAATGGACAAGCTTAAGGAGCAAAAGGCGATAGCTCGTTTGAAAGCTTTTGAGCCTGCTGACGGCTATAGACTTGCTTACAGTGGTGGAAAAGACAGTGATTGTATCAAGATATTAGCACAGCTTGCAGGAGTTAAATTTGAAGCGGTACACAATTTGACAACTGTTGATGCACCCGAAACTATGAGATACATAAAATCACAGCCCGACATTCGCATAGAAAAAGCCTATGACAATGACGGTAATCACATTACAATGTGGAACCTGATCGTTAAAAAGCTAATGCCGCCAACACGTCTTTTGAGATACTGTTGTGATGAACTCAAAGAACGTTCGGGTAGCGGCAAGGTGCTGATAACTGGTGTTCGCTGGGCTGAAAGTTCTAATCGTAAAAACAATTCAGGTGTCGTTCAGGTACTCAACAAGCCAAAGCATACGCAAAAATTTGCGGACAAGATAGGTGCTGAATATCATGTTTCACCAAAAGGCGGTATCATCTTGAACAATGATAACGACAATGCCAGACGTTTGGTCGAACACTGCTATGCAAAGCAGAAAACGATGATAAACCCGATAGTGGATTGGGATGACAATGATGTATGGGATTTTCTTCATCACTACGGCTGCGAAATTAATCCGCTATATAGCTGTGGATTTAATCGTGTAGGCTGCATCGGCTGCCCTATTGCGGCAAGACATCAGCATGCAGAGTTTCAACGGTACCCGAAGTACAAGCAAGCATATATACGAGCGTTTGACAAAATGGTTGAACGGAGAGTAGCAATGGGAAAACCAACGTCTTGGAAAACAGGAACAGATGTATTTAAGTGGTGGGTTGGTGAAGATACTGCACAAATAAGCTTTGAAAATTTGGAGGCATAAACGTTGAATTTAAAAAAGATAGCCTATTATCTTGGCATTGCATTGTGCCTAGCAAGTCCACTTGCATTCGGTATATGTACGCTTGCAGGGCTTGACAACACAGTTCCGTTGTCACTCATGATAACTAGCAATGTTTGCCGGATATGTTCGTTGGAAGCAGAAATGACAGAAAACACAATGAGGAGGTACAAAGGTATGAAACTGTACAAAGTCACAACAATAGACCAGTTTCATGATAAAAGGGTGTTCACAGTAGCTGCAAAGAGTCAGTACGAGGCTCTGACAAAGGCAAGTATTAGCTCTCGTGAGAATGTCTTGACTATCGAGGAGGTGGACTAAATGAGGTCACCTGACATTGAAATAGCAGTGCGGCTGTACTATGAAAAGCCCGAAATAACCAATTCGGATATCAAGGAACTGTTCGGCACAGGTGAAACGCAGACTATCAAGATCAAGAAAGCTGTTAAGGAAGAAATGGCAAAGCGTGGCGTGAAGTCATGGCTGCCACACTCGGTCAATACCGAGATAGCCTACGAGGTGTGGGGCATTGATATCGACAACTTCGAGAAAAGGCTTAAAAAGCTCCGCACGCTTTACGGAAAGGACGTGAGAAAATGATAGCCGTACTAGAGATAATCAGATGTGCCGCAGCGGTAGCGCTCTTGGTGGTGCTTACAATGTATGTAGCGTACAGGTGGTATGTAAGCGTAAAAGAAACTGCCTACGAGGAAGCAGAGGAGAGCATAAAGCGTGCGGTGAGAGAAGCAGGCAGACCCGTGGTCAAGGTCGAAGTTGAAATGAAAGGAAAGTGGTAAAATGGCGTTGATACTGCTGATAACAATAGCTGTGCTTGCAGTGATAGATGTAGTGATATACATAGTACTTGGTGCCATTGAAAAGCAGTTTAAGGAGGATAAAGATGACGAAAGATGAGATAATTACTGTGGCTAAATGCTGTATAGTAGACAACTGTGTATCATGCCCGCTTGCAGGACATGGTAATTGCATCACTGATTTCATGAATCATATTCTCGAATACATGAAAACCGAGCCTGCACCTGCGGCAACAGACACAAGCTCGGAGATATTGAAAAATATCAATTCAACACACCTTGATGATAGCACAAAAGAACAGATTTGTCAAGCATACAAAACTGCTGATGAAGCTTGTGAAGATATAATTGATATCTATGAAGTAATGTCTGAGCGAGAACATAGAGCCTTTGACATTGGCGAGGCGTATGGAAAGATATGCAGCACAAGGGATAAGCTTGAAAAGTTGAGAGGTGGTGACGGCAATGAACATTAACGCAAAGAAAGCTCAGGACAAGCTGTCGCAGGAGCTGTCTGCCGCTAAGCTTGGCAAGTATGCGCAGGCGGTCGCAAAGCCTACTCTTGAGGTCCTCAAAACTTTCTGTGAGCAGAACGAGGAGTTCGCTCAGGCGGTCCTGCAGACGGACAGGACTTTCGCTGAGTGTGCAGAAAACGCTGTTAAGGGTGCAGGGGGAAGTATCTCGGATATCGAGGTCTACCGCAGAGCTGTAAGATTTTACTTCAAGGGTGCGGACGTTCATTTCAATATGACTATCGACCTGGGCGACGGCTCGGACAGCGAAGAAACAGCAAAACCGCCTGTCAGCTTGTCACTTGACAGCTTGCTTGACTTCTGAGGTAGCAGTATGAAAAAGACAAGAAAAGAGGCTCTTATCTACTGCTTTCCTGCGGTGGATAAAGAACTTATGGATAAGATGAAAGGCAGAGGTGCTAAGAATTATGTGGTGTTCCTCACAAGGGGTGCTGAGCTTTTCGCACGTTGCTTTCACCGATACTCAACGGGTGACCTTGTGGAAAGACAGCGGTATGTGTTTGCCCGTGACGGATCTGTGAGATACGGCAGTGATAACGGCATAAACTGGTCTGTGCGTAATGACTTCCGTGAGCCTGTTTTTTGCAAGTGCTGTATGGGATATAACTACGATAATTCCTATTCGGTACTGAACATCAAAGCCATAGACAAATCGGATATGCGGTATAGTCAGTATCAGCATTATCACGGTAATATGCTGATGAGCTATCTTCACGCATATTGCAAGCACCCTAATCTTGAGTATCTTATGAAGCAAGACTATGACGTAACAAGCGTGAGATACACAGGTTGGTGGGGATATCAGGAAAAGTTCCTGCTCTCTCAGCGTGTGAACTGGAAAAGTAATGACCTGCTGAAAATGCTCGGACTGAACAAGACGGAGTTCAAGACACTCAAAGGCAGCGAACAGCTGTGGGAGCAGTATCTTGACTATCGTGAGGAATATCCAAAACTCAGACCAGAAGATTTACTGAATATAGCAAAGGTCTTTAAGAACGAACACGGCACTCTTGAACGTCTTGTGAGGATAACAGGTCTTACACCGCAAAGGATGGCACGATACATACACGAGCAGGAAATGACACCTCTTGATTACAGCGACTATCTGGAGCAGTGCGAAATGCTGGAGTATAACATTCACGATACAATGATAGCATTGCCACACGATTTCCGGGCAATGCACAACAGGCTTACTCAGATCATCAACTATGAGCATGACGAGCTTGTTTTGCAGAACTTCACGAAAAGGCTTGCAGAGCGTGTCTGCCTTGAATTTTCGGCAGACGGCTTACTTGTCAGACAGCCACACAGTTTGAAAGAGATAGAGGACGAGGGCAGGATACTTTCCCATTGTGTGGGCGGATATGCAGAACGCCATGCTATGGGAAAGCTAAGTATAATGTTTCTGAGAAAAGTTTCTGAGCCTAACAAGCCTTACTATACTGTTGAGGTGAGCCAATACGGCGGTATCGTGCAGTGCAGAGGATATAGGAACAACGCGGTACGAAACGGCGGTGAGGCAAAGCCGCCGGAGATAAAGAGCTTTGAAAAGAAATATCAGCAGTATCTTGACAGGATATTTGCAGAAAAACGAAAGGAGCGTAAAACAGCATGAACGAACTATCGGCAGAATATATCAAGGCGGCTGAGCTTGACCGCAGGATAAAGACCTCAGCTCAGCTTGCACAGCAGAGCCTTTACGATATGTGTATGGGCTTTAAGGAAATGAGGGACAGCAGGCTTTACAAGGAGCTTGGGTACTCCGATTTTGGAGAGTATTGCGAGCAGGAAACACAGATAAACAGGCAGAATGTCTACAAATACATAAAAGTAGCGGAAAATCTGCCGTCTGAATTTGTCTCCTCGGGAAGACAAATCGGAATAAAAAAGCTCTATCTTCTATCTTCACTTTCCGATGAAGAACGAACAGAGCTTGCCGAAAATATCGACCTTGAAAGCACTACTGTCAAGGAGCTCAAAGCAAAAATAGATATTTTGCAGAACGAGCGTGACAGAGCCGTGGAGTCAAATGCAGAGGCAAGTCATCAGGTCTTTATGGCGGATAAAAAGGTGCTTGAAATGAAAAATAAGGTAACACAGCTTGAAGCCGAGATAAAGGAGCTTGAGAGCCGTCCTATCGAGGTGGCTGTGGAAACGGACAGCAAAGAGGTGGCAAACCTCAGGGACGCTATGAAACGTGTTGATCTTGACTGGTCGCAGAGGTATTCTCAGCTTGAAGAGGAAAATCTCAGAGAGCGAAGAGAACTTTTGCAAAAAGCCGATAACGCTGAAAAGGACAAGCAGGAAAAGCTTTCACAGCTTCGTGAGGAGCTTGACAGAACTAAGGCGGAGTATGAGAAAAAGCTTGCGGAGAAGGCGGAGAACACGCCAACGCAGGACGATAAAGCCATATTCAAGGCCTATCTTTCAACCGCTGTTGACAGTGTAACAAGGCTCGTGGACTTTGTGAACGAGCATAATGACAGCGACAATTACGGACTTTTCACACAGAAAGCAAGACAGCTTGCGGATATAATCAATTCAAAACTGGAGGTATAAAAATGAAACTTTATGAGCTTACAAACGATTTTCAGAGGCTTTTTGACAGCCTTGAGGATATGACGGAAAATGCCGAGCTTACGGCAGAGGAAAAGGCTGAGGCTGAAAAGGTGTGGTTTGATACACTTGAATGCGTCGAGGCTGAGTTTACGGACAAGGCGGAGAACGTTGCAGCTTATGTCAAGGTGCTGAGCAGCGAGGCGAAAATGCTTGAAGCAGAGGAGAAAGCCCTCAAAGCAAGACGTGAGCAGAAGGTCAAGCAGGCAGAGAGCCTTAAAGCTTATCTTATGAACAGTATGCAGAGGGTCAACCTTAACAAAATAGAGGGCGTTATGGCTAAGATAAGCATAACAAAGGGCAGGGAAAGCACCGAGATAACAGACCCGAAAGCCTTTGTGGAGTGGGCAAAGGTCAATGATGACAGCCTGCTGAAATACAAAGATCCTGACATAAGCAAGACGGCTGTCAAGGCGGCTATCGAGGCAGGCAGAGAGATACCATATGCGGCAGTTGTCCGCAGACCGGGACTGACCATAAGATAAGGAGGAAAAGAGAATGGGACTTGCGATACTTGTATTAGGCTTTTCGGGAAGCGGCAAATCTGCTTCCCTGAGAAATTTCAAAGAGGACGAGCTTGCACTTGTGAACGTGAACGGAAAACAGCTTCCGTTTCGCACACAGTTTAAGTCAACGATACATACCGACAATTACGGTGAGATAGAACGCTTTATGAAAGCTCAGACGGCAAAGTCCATAGCCGTTGACGATAGTCAGTATCTTATGGTGAACGAGTTTATGCGCCGTGCAAAGGAAACGGGCTATCAGAAGTTCACTGACATTGCAAAGAATTTCTGGGAGCTTGTGAGAAGCGTTGAAATGCTTCCCGAAGATGTTATCGTGTATTTTCTCAATCACCTTGATACAGGCGAGGACGGCAGGCAGAAAGCTAAAACTATCGGCAAGCTGCTTGACGAAAAGATAACTGTCGAGGGTATGTTCACAACTGTGCTTAAAACTGTTGTGGTTGACGGCAAGTATCTTTTCGCCACTCAGACGGACGGCACTGACACCTGCAAAAGTCCTATCGGGCTGTTTGACAGTATGTACATAAGCAACGATCTGAAACTTGTTGATGAAGCGCTGAGAACATACTATCATCTTGCGGACGAACATATCTGCTCAGAGTGCGGAAAGACGATAATGTCAGACGGCAGGCGCACAGTTCAGCAGATAATAGACGGCTCGATGAAGAATTACGGCAAACAGCTTTGTATGAAATGCGTTCTGAAAAGGGTAAAGGCGGCGAAGTCCAATGAAGCTGAGAGCGTATCAGAATGAGCTGGTGGAACAGGTAAGAAAGGCGTGGAGAGCAGGGTATAAAGCACCCTGCATAGTCCTGCCCTGCGGTGGAGGAAAGTCCTGCATAGTTGCTGAAATGGCAAGGCGAACGACCTTTAACGGCAAGCGTGTGCTGTTTCTCGTCCACAGACGTGAGCTTGTGGAGCAGATAAAAAAGACGTTTATCCGCTGGGGCGTTGATATGAAGCTCTGCGAGGTGGGTATGGTGCAGACTATTACAAGACGGCTTAAAAAGCTTGCCAAGCCTGCCCTTATCATAACTGACGAAAATCATCACAGCCTTGCTCAGTCCTACAAACGCATATACGAATACTTTTCAGACGTGCCGAGAGTGGGCGTTACTGCGACCCCCGTCCGCCTTAACGGTGACGGGCTTGGTGACGTGAACGACAAGCTTATCATAGGGGTATCCACCAAGTGGCTTATTGATAACAACTGTCTTGCACCCTATGACTACTATGCTCCTGACGTTGCCGACCTTACAGGGCTTCACGTTTCTCACGGAGAATATATGGCGGCGGAGATAGAGAAAGCTATGGTGAAAAACACCGTTTTCGGCGATGTCATAAAGTATTACAAGCAGTTAGCAAATGGCAAAAAAGCGGTCTGCTACTGTGCTTCCGTCAGACATTCTCAGCGGACGGCAGAGGTATTTAACGGCAACGGCATAAAGGCGGCACACATTGACGGCTCGACCCCAAAGGCAGAGCGTGACAGCATTATCTCAGCTTTCCGCAGTGGAGATATAACGGTGCTGTGCAACGTTGACCTTATCTCGGAGGGCTTTGACGTTCCCGACTGCGAGTGTGCCATACTTCTTAGACCCACCAAGAGCCTTACTCTTTACATTCAGCAGGCTATGAGATGTATGCGGTACAGACCTAACAAAAGAGCCGTCATAATCGACCATGTTGGCAACTATGCAAGGTTTGGTATGCCTGACGATGACAGGGAGTGGAGCTTGGAGAAAAAGCCGAAAGCTCAGCATAAAAAGCAGGAGCAGAGCGACAAGGTGAAACAATGCCCTGAATGTTTCTATACTTTCTCTGCTCCTCCTGCGGGGGTGAAAGTATGCTGTCCTCATTGCGGATATGAGTTCCCCTCAGCCGAGAGAAAGCTTGAAACTGACAGCAGCGTGGGGCTTGTAAAGGTGGAGGGATTTAAGCTTGATTTTTCAAGCCCTGCCGATTGTCATACCTATCCCGAACTTTTGCAGTATGCGAAAAGTCACGGCTACAAATCAGGCTGGGCGTATTATCAGGCAAGGCAAAGGGGGCTTATAGGTTGACGGAAGAACACAGGATACAAAACGAGATACGCTGTGCGGTATCGCCCTACTGCACTGTCTTTCGTGTGAACGTGGGCGAGGGGAAAACAGTTGACGGCAGATATTTCACCACAGGAGTGCCGAAAGGTTTTTCAGACCTGTTCGGCGTAAGGCATAAGGACGGCAGAGCTGTCTTTATCGAAGTCAAAACAACGTCGGGACGAGTTCGTCCTGAGCAGAAGAAGTTCATAACAAAAATGCGTGAGTGCGGAGCATTGGCAGGCATATGCCGATCAGCAGAGGACGCAGTAAATTTACTAACGGAGGAATAAAAAATGGGATTTAAGTCAAATCAATCAGAGGCATTTCAGAACGGATTAAAGCCTGAGGGCGTTTACGAGTGCATCATAACTGCTATCGAGGAACGCACAACAAAGAAAGGCTCGGTGGGTCTTAACTTCACTCTCGTCATCAGAAATGACGTGCAGGGGCAGAAATACGGCAACTCCTGCCTGTTTCACACCATATGGAAAAAGCATGAGCCTAACGAGAACGATATGCAGGTGGAGGGCTACAACTTTGCTCAGCTTATGGCAATGGGCAAGGCGGCTAAGCTTCCTGACGGCAAGGAGTATGACAGCCTTAAAGCATACTGCACAGACCTGCTGAACAAGTGCATAAGGGTAGATCTCACGCATAAGGAATGGAACGGCAAGGAGCGGGAATGCATTGATTTTGTCAACCCTACAAAGTATCCTGAATGCAAGCATAAGTTCAAATCCTCTGCACCAACGGCGGACAGCTTTGCGACTAAGCAGACGGGCTTTGCAACGCCTAAGACAAATACGCAGGCTGACAGCGCCATAGGCTCGCTTGAAGATTTTGAGGACGTGCTTACAGATGACGGCGTGCCGTTCTGATTTCTGAGAAAAGCGAAAAGTCATAGTGCTTTTGCATAAAAACGCAGATGATATTTTGTGCAAACAAATGATTTATATTTTAATTTGGCAACATTTCTGCAATTGTTGCATTTTTAATGCAACTTTTTGGGTGCTTTTCGGGGATAAGTGAAAGGCTTTGACTTTTCAAAATTTATGTTAGGAGTTGGATATATGTACGAACAAATACCGCAGGAGATTAAAGCCCTGCCAAACTGGATATGCTGGGACGCTGTGCCTGATGAAAAGAGAGGGAAGATAAAGAAAGTGCCGATAAACGCACTTACTGGCGGAGGGGCTATGTCAAATAACCCCTCTACTTGGTGCGATTTCGATACGGCTGTGAGAGCCTCAGAAAAACATTCGGGCATAGGATTTATGTTCGGTGGCTGTCCCTATTTCGGTGTTGACATTGACGGCAAAGAGGAGGAGCTTGAGGCATACCAAAGGGGAGAAAACGGCAACATCATATCTGAATTTATCTCCACCCTGCAAAGCTATACTGAAATATCTCAATCGGGCAAGGGCATACATATCATATGCAGAGGAATGCTCCCAAAGCGTGGCAGACGCAAAGGCTCAGTTGAGATGTATGAGGACGGCAGATTTTTCGTTATGACAGGCAACTCCTGCTCAGAATATGAGGGTATCGCAGAGTGTTCCGACAGCATAAAGCCATTGCACGAAAAGTACATAGGCGGCGGTCACGAGCCTGTGGCAAAGGCTGTTCCTGCTGTCAGACTTGACACCGCAGACCAGATAATCAAAGCGGCGGCAGGTGCAAAGAACGGAGGAAAGTTCGTTTCCCTCTACAGTGGAAGAACCGCAGGATATGCTTCGCAGAGTGAAGCTGATATGGCGTTTTGCTCGATGCTTGCCTTCTGGACAGGCTGTGACGCAGAGAAGATGGATATGATATTCCGTTCCTCAGGTCTTATGCGTGAAAAGTGGGACAGGGCGCAAAGCGGTTCGACCTATGGCGCACTCACCATTCAGAAAGCCATTGCAGATTGCGACAAGACCTATTCGCCAAAGTTCGCAGGGGGATTTTCTCTTAACTTCAAGTCGCCCTCTGAGCCGATTTCTGTGGGCGCTGTGGAGCAGGAAGAAGCCAAGCCAAGACTTTATTCATTTGACGATACGGGCAACGCAGAACGCTTTGTTGACCTTTTTGGCGAGCAGGTGAGATACTGTTATACAGACAAACGCTGGCTTTGGTATGACGGCAGAAAGTGGTGTACCGATATGACAGGCACAGTTAAACGTCTTGCTGACAAGGCTGTGGCTTGTATGGCGGCAGAGGCAAAAGTGTACGCTCAGCTTGACGCAGACGAGGGAACGGATATGGCAAAGGCTTTTGAAAAGCATATGAAGTCCTGCCGTTCTAACAAATCAAAGAACGCAATGCTAAGCGAGGTCATGCACCACGTTCCTGTTCTGCCTGCTCAGATGGACAGATTTAAAACTGTTCTCAATACACCTGGGGGAGTTATCGACCTGCGAAGCGGCGGCATATCTCCTCACGACCCTATGACATATCTGACGAAAATGACAGCCGTTGAGTATTCAGAGAATGCCGACTGTCCTCGTTGGCTTGCATTTCTTGACGACATTTTTAGAGGGGATAAAGACCTTATCAGATACGTTCAGAAAGCTGTGGGATATTCCCTGACAGGCTCGACCACCGAGCAATGTGCGTTCTTTCTATACGGAACAGGACGAAACGGCAAATCAACTTTCATTGATATCATAAGGGATATTTTCGGGGACTATGCGGCAAATATCCAGCCTGAAACTATTATGGTGCGCAGTAATCAGAGCACCGCCATAAACAGCGATATCGCAAGGCTCAAAGGAGCAAGGCTCGTGACAAGCGTTGAGCCTAACGAGGGCGTTCGTATCAACGAGGGTCTGCTCAAACAGCTTACAGGCGATGATACTGTTACCGCAAGAAAGCTTTACGGCGACGAGTTCGAGTTCAAACCTGAGTTCAAACTTTGGATGGCGACAAACCATAAGCCTGTCATCAGAGGAACGGATACGGGCATATGGCGCAGGATACATATGATACCGTTCACTGTGCAGATCCCCGAAGAAAAGATAGACCGCAGGCTGAAATACAAGCTGTCGGCGGAGCTTACGGGCATATTCCGCTGGGCGGTCGAGGGCTGTCTGCTGTGGCAGAAAGAGGGGCTTAAAATGCCTCGTGCCGTTCTTGAAGAAGTGAGGGAGTACCGTCGTGAAATGGACGTTATCTCTGCATTTGTTGAGGATAAGTGTACTGTGGGCAAGGGTCTGAGCGTTAAGTCAAGTCAGCTTTTTGCGGCGTATCTTAACTGGGCTGAGCAGAACAATGAATATCGTATGAGTTCAACAAAGTTCGGTATGGAGCTTGCAAAACGCTTTGAGAAAGTAAGAACAAGGGGCGGTATATACTTCAATGGACTGTCACTTGATAATGTGTAAGTAATTGTAAGTGTGAAGGGTTGTGAAGGGTTGAAGGGGTTTTCTAACCTTTCGTATTAGAAAATAAAAAAGAATATATATAAAGAAAGAATTCTTTAAAAAGGGTGCAAACCCTTCACAACCCTTCACAAAGGGGGTACCAACTATAAAGATAGATTTCAAAAGAATGTCACAAGAAGAGTTCGCACGATATGAAGATATGGCAATAGACGGCAGGCTCATTTATGACGAGTATCCTGCTGAGGAATATAAGTATTTCTCGCAGTTATCAAGACTTGGCTACAAGAACAGGCATGAGGGGGGGTCAAAAGAGATATGTGAGGACAAGCAGGCGGAATACAAGCGGGAATATCTTCACAGCAAAGAGCGAAACGGCAGGTTTTTCAGGCAAGCCTGCATAATGCAGGAGAATATCCGCAGAGGGCAGACAACGGTCTGGAAGA